TGCGCCACACCCACTGCCGTGCCCTCCGGGCTCCAGGCGATGCCAGAGCCGTTATTCGCCGGGAGCGTGACGGGGTCGGCGTACTTGGCGCCGAAGCCCGCGGCCCACGGCCACACCGTCGCGCACGGCGTCGCGTCGTGCGCCACCCCCAAGGCCGTGCCATCCGGGCTCCAGGCGATGCCACGGCCGACGCCCGCCGGGAGCGTGACGGGGTTGGCGTACTTGGCGCCGAAGCCTGCGGCCCACGGCCACGCCGTCACGAACGGCGTCGTGTCGTGCGCCACCCCCAAGGCCGTGCCGTCTGGGCTCCAGGCGATGCCACGGCCGATGCCCGCCGGGAGCGTGACGGGGTTGGCGTACTTGGCGCCGAAGCCTGCGGCCCACGGCCACGCCGTCACGAACGGGGCGGTGGCGTGCGCCACGCCAAGCGTCGTGCCGTCAGGGCTCCATGCGATGCCAAAGCCGATGCCCGCCGGGAGCGTGACGGGGTTGGCGTACTTGGCGCCGAAGCCGTCCGCCCATTCCCACGCCGTCACGAACGGGGCGGTGGAGTGCGCCACGCCAAGCGCCGTGCCATCGGGGTTCCATGCGATGCCGTTGCCTTGGCCCGTCGGGAGCGTAGTTGGAGTGGCCACCCGGTAGATGAGCCGCCCGGTCGCAGGATCGCGCCGGTACACGGACACGAAGGGCGTCGTGGCGTGAGCGACGCCCATGTAGCGTCCGTCCGGCGAGTAGGCGATGCCATTGCTCAAGTTCGCCGGGAGCGTAAGTGGATCAGCGATCTTCACGCCGATGGCCGCGCGGGCGGCGATGATGCCGCTCGCGTGCAGCAGCTCCACGGCGGCTACGGTGCCGGGCGCGATATAGGAGACCGGCGCACCGTCTTTCCACTCCACGTCGCCCGGCAGATAGGCCCGGAAGGCCGTGCTGCCGTCCTGCACCAGCAGCAGCGTGTAGCGCATGCCGGGCTGCGGGTTGGCGAACGTGATCAGGCAGTGCCCGGTGAGGGTGAGCTTCTGGTAGGGGCTGTCAGTCCAATCGATGGTGATGGCGGCGCCACTGTTTCCGGCGTCGAACAGCACCCGGCCCAGCGCCCTCCCGAGCTGATCCTGCTGCCCCTTCACCAGCGCGATGCCGGCGCCCTCGATGACGGTGGCCAGCTCCTCCTGCACGTCGTTGGACCAGTCGTCGGTGACCGTCGTTGGGGCCACCCCCATCTGCGGGTCGCCCTCGGTGAACAGGTTCTGCGCCGTAGCGCCGGGTCCGTCGATCCTGTGCATTGGGTTCGCTCGCTGGTTGTGACCCTCTCCTCTTGGAGAGGGTGCGCCGGCAGAGCCGGCGCGGGTGAGGCTACGCGCTCCAGTCGAAGGTGACCGCCGTGTGCGACGGCTTGAGTTTGACGAACAGGGCCTCCAGCTCCGCTTGCAGCTCCGCCGGCGTGGCGGCCGGGCCGCTGACCAGCCAGGTGAAGCGCCAGGTGCCATTGTAGAGGGCCTCGCCCACGGTGCTGCGCCCCACCTGGAAGGGCAGGTAGGTGCTGATCGTGATCGTCACGCCGGCCGCGGCCGCCAGGCCCAGAAAGTACGCCACGCTGACCCCGCCCTGGGCATTCATGGCCGCCACGATGGCCGCCCGGCGCTCCGCGTCCGTGCCCTCGCCGGCGAGGCCGAAGTCCAGCTCCCACTCGGGCAGCAGCTCGCCGGCGGTGCGGGGGTCGGCCTCCTCGATGAGGTCTCCCGCGCGCGCGTCGGCCCGCGCGAACTCCTCCGCCCAGCCGTCCAGCAGCGCCGTCAGCACCGCGTCCTCGTCCCGCGGCCAGGCCGCGCCCGGGGGCAGCAGCCCTTGCAGCATGCGCCGGTAGTCGGCCTGGGCTATTGCCATGTGATCACCCCCGGCACGGCTAGTTCATTTGCGCTATGCACGACGTCCGCGACCGGCGAGACCAGCGTGTAGTTCGTCCAGCCCTCGGCGGCGGCGATGGCCCGGTGAATCTGCGCCAGGTAGAGCGTCGCGCCGGGCACGGCCTCGTCCTGGAGCATGTCCTCGATCTCCGTCTCGATGGCCGCGCGCAGCTCCGCGGTGTCGGGCGCGATCTCCAGCGTGAGGTCCAGCGCCACGGCCACCGGGGCCAGGGCGTAGACCGTCGCGGTGACCGGCGCGCGCTCGTCGATGTACGCCTGCACGGCGTCCACCAGGGCCTGGTCGGGGATCGGCCCGCCGGGCGCGTTGTCCGCCGCGATGAACACGCCCACCGTGCCCCCGCCCAGCCACAGCGGCTCGACCCAGGCCCGCGTCACGCCGGCCACCTCCAGCGCCCAGCGCTCGTAGTCGTGATCGGCGCCGCCAGCGGGCGGGTTCTGGAGGCGCTGGAACAGCCGCGCGCGCAGCTCGTCGTCGCTCTCGATGTCGAAGCCGCCCGTGAGGCCGTCCACGTCCGCCGTGGCGTCGCTGTCCACGCCGGCGATGGGCGAGACCAGGCTCAGCGTGGAGCCCGCGTCCGTGTTGCCGGCGAGCCCCGCCTCGACTGCCTCCACCGGCACCGTGGCCTCGCCCGGCGTGGGATCGCCGATCTCCGCCGCGGCCGTGCTGGCGAAGCGCGCGCCGTCCGAGCGCTGCCACTCGGTGCCCAGCGGGATCGCGGTCGTGTCCGTGCCCGTGGCCACGATGTCGCCGGCCGCCGGCACGGCCACCTTGCGCACGATCCCGTAGGGCGCGCAGAGCCGCTCCAGGTAGGCGCCCTCGGCCGTGGCCGCATGGAGCTGGCGCGCCAGGAAGTCCAGGTAGCCGTACACGCTATGCTGCCCGCCGGCGTTGACGCGCGCCAGCACGTGCACGTTGCTGCGGCGCAGGCGCGCGTCCGTGCCGGGCAGGTGGGCCTCCAGGTCCGCCTGGGTGCGCTCGATCAGCGCCTGCAGCGTCGGTCTCGCGAAGGGCATCTTAGACGGCCTCCCAGACCCGCTCGAAGCGGTAGCGCGCCGGGGGCTGGCCCGGGCGGTGAATGATTGCCAGCAACGCCAGCGCGTGCGCGTGGGCGGGATCGGCGGGCCGCAGGTGCTCCACGATCACCTCGACGCGCTCGGCCACGCCGTCCTCCACCAGCCAGGCCAGGGCCTCCTCGGCGTAGGAGCGGGCCAGCGCCAGCACGGCCGCGGTGCCCTTGCTGCGGCTGAGCAGCCACAGCCGGCTCCCGAGACGGTCGCCGACGGCGGCGGGGTAGGCGTCCGCCCACCAGCCGCGGCGGTCGTCGCTGCCGTCCGGGGGCGCCTCGTCCGGCTCCGCGCGGCGGTCGCTGAACAGGCTCAGCAGCACGGCCGTCTCCAGCGCGGCGTCCTCGGCCAGGCCGGGCGGGGCGATGGCGTAGTCCATGCGCCGCGCGGCGGCGTCGTAGGCGGTGCGGATGTCGGGCATGGTTTATAGCACCGGGTCGCCGCCGGCCGTGCCGGTCTTGACGTAGTCGTCGATGGCGGTGGCCAGCTCCGCCACGACCTCCTCGGCCGTGCGCTCGGGGCCGGCGGCGGCGAGGATCGCCAGCAGGTCCGCCTCCAGTTGCGCCTTGTTCAGGGCCATCGCCTACTCCACCTTGTGCTGGGCGCTGAGCAGCGTCGCGGCCAGTCCGGGCACCGTGGGCACGCCCGTGGGATACCCCAGGTTGCCCAGGTGCACGTGGTTGTTCTGCCACGCCAGCAGCGCGTCGCCGAGCGGAATGGGCTCCGCGGCGCCCGCGCCGATCAGGAAGTTCGTGGCCTCGATCACACAGGAGCCGTCCGCCTTGAAGTGCAGGGAGCTGCCCGACTTGTGGTAGACCGCCACTTCGCCCGCGGCCAGGCCGGTCTTGCGGTAGCGCCGGTCGTCCAGGGCGATCACCACGCGGTGCCCGGCCGAGCCGCCCACCGCCAGGGCGATGCCCTCGGCGCCGGCCTCCGGAACGCTGGTGAAGCCGTACTGCTGCACGCGCTCGAGGCCCTGGGTCTCGCCGGCGAGTAGGGTCACCTGCACGCCCTGGCGCGCCAGGGAGTCGTCGATCAGCGCCAGCACGCAGCGCGCGACCATGCCTTGCAGGCGCCGTTGAACGGGCCTGAACAGCCGTTGCAGTGCGCTTTGCGTCACGACGCCCCCCCGCCCATGTTGGCCCACATGGGCACGGTCTCCGGCGGCAGGGCGAGGCGCTCGAAGGCGCCCGGGCGGTACAGCGTCAGCTCGGCCAGCGTGCCCTGCTCGTTCCGGCTGAAGACCACGCCGGCCAGGTGCAGCTCCTCGGCGATGCCCAGCGTGCCGTCCTCGACGTACACGCGCGTGTTGGGCTCCCACAGGCCGGCCGCGTGGTGCCAACCCACGGTCGTGATCGTCACCCGCGCGCTGCGGCCGCGGCGCACGTTGCGCTCCCAGAAGCCCCGCTCGGCGTAGCGGCCGGGCAGCAGCCCCGCCTCGGCGGACACCAGCAGCGGCCGGTAGCGGCCCACCCCGGCATCCTGCACCCGGCTCTCCGGCCCGACCAGGGGCGCCCCACTGAGGCTCGGCCCGGCGTCCTGGCCGCGCACCACGTACAAACCGAAGCGTTCCCGGTGGCTGAGGGCCACGTGGGCGCGCAGAATGTTCGCCCCCCGCAGCAGGGCAGTCGGCGCGCGCTCGGTGCCTTCGCGGGCGATCTGGAGCCCTCCCCGGCCGTCGCTGACGATGAGCACGCCCGCCAGGCGCGCGGCGCGCTCGAGGGCCTCGTAGACGGTCTCGCCCGGCTCCAGGGTGAAGGCCGCCAGCGGCTCCAGGCCGCCCACGCGGTCGGTCACCGCGATGCCGAAGGGCACGCACAGCACGGCGGCCAGCGCGGGCAGCGGGATCTGCTCGAAGTCGTTGGGCGGGGGCAGGGCCGCGCAGTCCACCAGGTCGCCGGCGGCGTCCCGCCCGCGCACGGTCAGCTCCGTGCGCTGGGCATCCAGCTGGGCCTCCACGTCGTCCACGTACCCGGCGATGAGGGGCGTGCCATCCACGCGCACCTCGCAGGCCAGGCCCGGCCGCAGGGCCTGGGGCAGGGCCGCCCCCGGCTCCGGCTCGGTGGCCACGCGCAGCTCGAAGGCGCCGGCGAGCTGCTCGATGGAGCGCTCGATGCGCACCGCGAGCCAGCCCGTGTAAATCTGCCCGCCCAGCACCAGCTCCACGTCAGACCGCATCGCGCAGCACCTCCAGCTCGATGCCCCCCGGCACGAATCCCGGGTGGGCCACGCGGTTGCGGGCCACGATCTCGGCCTCGCGCGCCGGGTCGCCGTAGAGCCGCTGCGCCAGCGCCAGCGCCGGCACGGTGACTGGGGGCGTGAAGCGCACCACGCGGGGCAGCTCGGCGGCCCGGGCGGAGAGGTCCTCGACGACGGCCCCGCGCAGGGCCAGCAGGGCGGCGAGCGCGTCGTCGTCGCTGGGCGAGCCGTCCACCGGGTCGGTGGCGCCGAGCAGGCCGTCCAGCGCGTCCACCAGCTCGCCTTGCACCGCCAGGGCGTCGGCGCTGGAGCCGTAGCCGGAGATCTCCGCCGCCGTCGCGCACGCCTCAATCACCGCCGAGCGCCGCACCAGGGCGTTGACGGCCGCCGTGTTGCGGCCGGCCTGGGCGCGGGTGTCCGTGTCGTAAGGCGGCGTGGGGTCACCGCCGGCGCCAAACAGCCCCTTGTACAGCGCCAGCGCCCGGAACGGCTCGTCGATCAGCGTAGCGATGCGAGTGATGGCCCCGCTCACCGCCAGGGCCAGCTCGGCGGGCGTGCGGATCAGGTCGGCCGCCGTAGAGGTGATGCCCGCCACGGTCTGCTCGACGGTCTCCAGCGCCTGCTCCACGGCGCGCTGGGCCCGCGCCACGGCGCGGCCCGCCGCCTTGAACTTGCCGATGAACGCCTGCAACGCGCTCTGCCTGGCGGCCGCGGCCGCCGTGGCCACGCCCGCCGCGGTGTCGCGGCGCGCGCTCGGAAAGCGCAGCGCGCCGGTTTCCGTGCAGGTGAGCGAGATCGCGGCCAGGCCGCCCTCGCGCGTGCTCTCGCGGACGCGCACGACGCCGACCTGCACCGTGACGTGGCCCAGGTAGGGGTGCACCAGGCCGCCGGGGCCCTCCCGCTCGCAAGCGGCCAGCAGGGCGTCGCGCTGGGCCATGTAATCCGCGCCCAGCACGAAGCACTCCAGCGTGAACTGCCGCGCGCGCCGCCCCAGGTCCTCGCTGGCCGGGGTATCGCGGCCGGGAAATTCGTGGGTCACCGAGCGCCGCCCGAACTCCCCGCTGGCCCCGTCCACGTGGAAGGGCACGCCGCGGAACGAGGCGGGCTGCAGCCCCTTGACCCAGGCCCCGGTGCTCTCGTGCGGGGCTCCCAGCAGCTCGGTCATCGCGCGCTCTCCGGCATCATGGGCCCGGTGTCCACGTCCAGCCCGCGACCTTGCAGGCCAGTGACGCGGGCCCGCGTGCCCGGCTCCGCGCGAATCTCGATGGTGACCTTGCCCTCGGGCGCGGCCTGCCCCAGGGCCTGCCGCAGCGCCTCGACGGTGTACGAGAGCGGCACTCCGCCGGCGCGCGGCTGGCCGCCCCCCGGCCCGGCGAAGCGCTCGAAGCCGCTGGGCCCCAGGTCGACGCCCGCTTCGGCCGCCAGGCGCGCCTGCTCGGACAGCGGCAAGGCCGGCGCGGCCCGGTTCGCGCGCCAGGGCGCCAGCACGTTCTTCTCCCAGGCCGCCGCGAAGCCCTCCTCCATCGCCGTGCGCACGAACTCCGCGCCCGTCTTCATGGCCGGGGTGATGCCCTCCTCGATCCTCTTGCCGACGGCGCTGGCCGCCGCGGTGGTCACCGCGCTGGCCGTCTTGGCGATGCGCGCGGCGTCCGCGGCCGTCTCCCCGCTGGCCTTGACCTGGAAGAACTGCTCCAGGCGGCCCAGCTTGCCGGTGCGCTGGAATTCGCCGGCCGCGGCGGTGAACGCTCGCAGGGCCTCCGCGTCGAACACCTGGCCCAGCAGCGTCATGCGGCCACCTGTGGCGCGCACAAGCTCGGCCATCAGCTCGTTGATGGGCCGCAACGTCGTCTCGTCGTCCTCGAAGACGCGGATGCCGTTGCGCTGCAGGACCTTGACCTTGTCCGCGTTCTGGAGCGTGCGCATCGTCGCCTCGAAGGCGCTCGCGGCCATTTCGGAACTACCGGTGCCCATGCGCATCATCTGCAACGCCGCGCCCATCTCGCGCACTGCCTGGAGGCCCCCGCGGCCCGAGGCGCTGTAGGCCGCGAACACGCGCGGGCCCAGCGCCGCCAGGTTCTGCAGCGTGAACGCACCCTGCTTGCCCTGGGCGTTCAGGATGTCCAGCGCCTCCGCCACGGCCTGCGGGCTGCGGATATCCATCTTCTGCAGCTCGGCGGCGAGCGCCCCAATGGCCTCGCCCTCCGCCCCGGTGGCCTGGATCGCCCGCGCCAGGTTCGCCAGGTTGTCCTCGGCGAAGGCCAGGTCGCCGGTTCTCTCGACGATCTCCTCCACGGCGCTCAGCACCCTCTTCGGGTCCACGTTGATGTCCGGCCGGAGCGCCACACCCTCCGGCCCGGCGATGCGGTCCCACAGGGCCTGCACGTCCCCGCTGCTGCGCTTGGCCTGCACGCCCAGGCGCTCGATGCGCTCCTCGGTGGCCATCGCCGCGCGGGCGGCGCTGCGCAAGGCCAGCCCGCCCCCGATCAGCGCGAAGCTGCGCGCGCCGAAGGCCAGCAAGCCCGAGGAGCTGCCCGCGATCTGGCGATTCATCCGGCTGAACGAGGCCGTCCCCGTGCGCCCGATCCCGCCCACGGCGCGCTGGGCCGCCAGCGCCCGCCGCTGGAGGTTGCCGGCGAGGTCGATCACCAGGGACGTGCGCAACTCAGGCATGGCGGGCCACGGTATGAATGGACAGCGTGCGGTGGTAGCGGAACAGGTCGCTCAGGGACAGCGCGACGATTTCGGCGCGCGCCCAGCCGGTGTGTCCGGCCAGGCGCAGGATGATCGTATCGAGGTGCTGGCGGGCGCTCAGGAACTCCCGGCCGCGCCAGCGGAGCCGGGCTCCCCCGCGCGCGCCCCTCCCAGGGACGCCGCTTCCAGGCCCAGGGCCGCGCCCTGGAGCGCGTTGAGGTCGTAGGCCGAGAGCTTGCGCAGCTCGGCCAGGGTCAGCGGCCCGGCGTGGGCACCGATGCGCAGCACCTGGCGCCGCAGCACGTGCAGCCCGAGCAAGGTCTGGCTGGGCACGATCACCCACTCGCCCTGAGGCGTGGCCACGAGGCGCTCCGCCTCGGCCGTGGCGTCGATCAGGTCGGCGGCAGTGGCCTCGCGCAGCTCGGCCGTGGTGTGTATGGTCGCGCCCACGGTCAGCCCGTCGCGCAGGGTCAGGGTCGCGGTGGCCACCTAGAGCACCTCGTCCGCGGGTGGGCCCTCGAAGATCAGGCGCACGTTGCTGCTGGCGCCGTCGGTCACCTGCGGGGGCTCGGTCAGGTGCGCGTTGGCGATGGAATACGTCTGCCCCGTGTCCGCCTCGAAGCTGAGCGTGACGGCGGTCGCCTGGCGGAACGTCTCCAGGGACACCTCGGCGGTGAGCAGCACCTGGCACTCCAGGCGCGATTCCTGCGGCTCCTCTGAGTAGCCCACCACGCGCCCGCTGGACTTGCGGGTGGTGCGCATCACGCCGCCCAGGTTGAGCTGCGCGCCGCCTTCCGTCTCGACGATCTGGCCGTCCATCTTGATGAAGGCCCGGCCCAGTACCTTTGCCATCGTGGCCTCCTAGAGCCGGAACTGGATTTGCGTCGCCTGCACGCGGAGCTGGTTGATCAGGTCCGGCGGGAGCTGCGCGTTGACGCGGTTGGGGTCGCCGGCGTCGCGCTCCACCAGCAGGTCGTCCTTGAACTGCTCGAAGCCCTCCACCAGGCCCGCGAACTCCCAGTCGCGGAACAGCGCCAGGTACTCCAGGCGCAGGCTGCTGGGCGTGGCCACCGCCTGGCCGGGGGAGAACTGCGTGCCGTCGTCGGCCAGCTTGTGGCGGGGGAACTTGAGCGCGAAGCGCTGGCGCGTGCTGAAGCGCAGGTAGGCCAGCGTGCGCAGGGTCGTCACGTCCAGGTAGCTCGGATCGGGGATGCCCTGGGTGTTGAGCTGGTAGGTCGTGATCAGGCGCTCCACGTGCACCGTGCCGCCCGGGGCCACGAAGGCCGTGGCGATCCCGCTGCCCAGCAGCAGCTCGCGCTCGACGGCGGTGAAGGCGTCCGCCTCGGCCGCGGGCAGGAGCCCGGGCAACAGCAGCGTCTGGCGCGGGCGGGCGGGGTCGGGCTCGGCCGCGTCGATGCCGGCGACGGCCGCCGCCCACACCCAGGGCGCCTCGGGCGCGGCGCCCTCGCCCATCACGGTCAGGAACGGGCTGTTGCGCGCGGCGCCGAAGGTAATCAGCGCGCCATGCGTGCCGCGCACGGCCGCGAAGGCGTGCCCTTCCTTCATGACCAGCGGCCCCCAGCGCGCGGTCAGCTCCAGCTCCAGCGCGTCCAGGTTGGCGTCGTCCGTCCAGGGCATGACGAGTGTATGGTACTGCGTGTCGCCGATGGCCGCGATGGCGTCCGCCACGTCGGGGTTGGTGGCGCCGGCCGCCAGCGGCGTGATGGCGATGGCGATCCCGGCCGGCAGGGCCTCGCCCTGGCGGTAGTTCAGGCGCAAGTCGATGGCGTTGCCCCCCTCGCCCTTGTGCCGCGCGGTCAAGTCCGCCTTGAAGTCGTCCACGCCATTGACCGCGGCCGTTACCGGCAGTGTCGTGTCCGCGTTGATGGCGGCCACGATGGCCGCCGCCACGACCGTGGCCGTATCCGCGTCGGCCACGGCCGCGCGCACGCGCGTGCCGGCCACGTACAGGCTCACCGTGCCCGCGGCAGTGGCGGGGCCGGTCACCGCGAGCTGGCCGGCGGCCGTCACTCCGGCCACGTCGTCGTCGAGCGCGAGGCCCCAGCTCTCGGTGCGCGGGTTGGCTGCCTTGAGCGCCCGGAACATGGCCGCGATCATGGAGCCGCGGCCCCAGGCCACCTCTGCTTGCGCGGCGCTGGTGATCAGCGTGGGCACCTCGGCGGCGACCGGCGTGCCGGCAAGGCGCTGGCCGATCACGAGAATCTTGTGCGGCTGGCCGGGCAGGCCGGAAAGCGCGCGGGAGTTGTCGAACTCGATGTAGACCCCGGGCACCCGCAGGTCCACGGGAATCTCGTTGAAGCTGATCGTCATTTGTCACCGTCCTTGCCGCCGGCCTTGGGGTTCGGCACCGCTTTCAGGTGTGGGCCCTTGCCGCGCCCGAAGGTGGCTTCCACCACGTCCCCGTCGCGCAGGCGGCGCACCCAGTACGAGCTGCGCGGCACGGTCTTGCCTGCCGCCGGCAGCGCCTCGCGCGTGACGGGGTCCAGCACCGTGCGCCCTGCTACCGGCGTGACGTAGATCGTGCGCTCCATTGGGCTCCCTCAGCTCTGCGGCAGAGTAATGGTGTCCTGCGGATCGGTCGTGTCACCGTCGCCCACCGGCCAGGTCTGCTGGATCGTCTCCAGCAGGTCCAGCGTCTCGGCGTCCAGCCCGCCCAGGTGTACTCGTTGCTCCCAGCTCACCGCCCACAGGTCGATGCCCGTCTGCGCCAGGCGCGTGCCGAACAGGTTGTCGGCGCGCATGGCCTGCGGGCGCTCGGTCGTGTCCAGGCCCCACAGGTTGCCGCGCACCGCCTGCAGCACGCCGTCCACCAGTACCAGTGCTGCCACGTCGCGCGGCAGGGCGGGCGCGTCCCTGGTAAGCACGAACACGCCGGCGCGCACCGTGGCCCGCATCGCGCCGCTGGCCAGCTCCTGCGCCGGGCTCACGCCCAGCAGCGCCACGCGCGCCGCCGGCGCAGCCGCGCCAAAGCGCTTCAGCTCGTCCAGGTCGAAGCGCCCGCCGTGGGGCTCCACCGAGCGGAATGCCGGCACGGCGGCCTCGATCCCGGCCACCACGGCCGCGCGGTAGGTGCTGAGGCTCATCTATCCCCCTCAGGGGGACCCGCAAGGGGTGAGATCACGTCAGCACCTGGTCGAGGTAGTCGTCCACCACAGCCAGCAGGTCGGCCTCGTTCTCGGAGCTGAGGCCCAGGTAGGGCCGTTCCGGGATGGGCAGGCCCACCTCGGCCCCGCCGAACTGGTGGATGGCCGCATAGACCAGGTTGGAGCCCACCTCCACCTGGTCGCCGCTCACCTGGTACTGGATCGAGTCCAGCAGGTCGCCCTCGCCCTGCAGCAGGCTGTGCCCGGCGTGGCGGGTCTGCGCGTAGCGCGGCGACAAGTCCGGCCAGGGCGTGCCGTCGGGTGCTACCTTCTCGTCGGCGATGCGCCGGCGGGTCTGGTTCTCGACCTCGAAGCCGATGGCGTGCAAGAGGGAATCGCCGGATGCGCGTTTGCGCGCCAGGCGCTCGATGCGCCGCGCCAGGCGCTCGATGCCGCGGGTGTCGACTTGCAGGTGCGTGCCGGCCACGGCTACACCCCCTTGAGCGAGTCGCGGGTGAACCTGCGCGGGCCGCTGCTGATCTGCACCCCGCCGCCGCCCTGCGAGGGCGGCGAGGGATCGACGCCCAGGCTCACGATTCCGCGCGCGACCCGGTCCAGCCAGGAGACCGCCTTCTCGTAGCGGTCCTTGACCTCCTCGGTCATGGCGCCCGGGCGCTGGCTGAGACGGTACAGGGCGATGTCCACGCAGACGGGCGGCAGCACGGCCGGCACGGTCGCCAGCGGCAGTGTGTACTTGGCGCCGAGGTACGAGTTGATGAACTCCGTTGCGAACAGGAGCGCCTCGTCCACCACGCCCGGGTCGGCCTGGCCGTCGCCGTCGCGGTCGGCCGCGAGCGTGACGGCGTCGGAGCCGTAGGCGTCGATCATATCCTGCTGGGTGGCGTACATGCCTGGCGCCTAAGAGTTAAGCGGGCCCGCCGCACCCGCGATGCCCGCCCATGCTGGCCGTATGCCTGCCGGGTGGGTGAGCGCCCCGGCCGGCGGCCGTTGCATCCAGTGCGCCGCCCTACTTGGGCGGGGACAGCTCCGCGACCAGCGCGTCGCGCTCCTGTGCGGAGCAGGCGATGCCCAGCGCCTCGCGGGACACCGCCTCGGTGCGCGGCTTGCCATCCTTGAGCAGGTCGGCCTCGGCCTTGCCTTCCACGACGCGCGTGACGCCGTAGCGCAGGGCGATGGCGCGGAACGCCTCGTTGGCCAGCAGCTCGTCGATGGCGTTCTGGCGCGCGGTCATGGCCGCGTCCGCCGCGTCCAGCGCCTCCTTGCGGGCGGCCAGGCTGCGCTCCAGGTCGGCCAGGCGCTCGCGCTCGGCGGCCAGGTCGTCCGCCAGCGCCCCGCTGAGCGCCTTGCCCGCCCGCTCGGAGTCCGTCTGGGCCGGCTCGCCGTCCAGCAGCTCCACCGTCAGGTGCGGCTCGCCGCGCAGGCGCTTCAGCTCATCCTTCGTAAAGCGGCCGTCGGGGTGGTCCGTGGGCCGGGACGGATGGAACACGCCGCAGCGGTAGAAGCCCCGGCGTTGCTTGGCGGTGATGCGGATCATGCGTCCCTCGTCAGTGAAAGAGACGCCCGGCGGCTTGGACCCGCCGGGCGTTCAGCCTAGGGCTACCCACCCCTGGGGTTCAGCCGGCTACGCCAGCCACGGCACCACGAGCAGCTCCGCCGTGCCCCGCCAGACGTTGGTCGCGCCGGCCGCATCGCGCTCGGCGTTGAGGATTTCCAGCCCGGCGGCCTCCAGCGCGGGCGGCACGATCAGCAGGCGCGGCATGATGCCCAGCGGGCGTCCCTCGTCGCTCTTCACGCTCATCATGGCCGCGCGCGCCGCGGCGTAAGCCGCCGCGTCGAGCGTCTGCTTGGAGGCGTACGCCTGCTGCCAGAAGCCGAAGCCGACGTTCACCCGCGCGTCCACGCCGTAGCGGTAGGAGTCGCGCATGAACACCGCCTCGTCGCCCCGGTCGGTCATCGCCTTCAGGTCATATTCCCGGCGCACCTGGTAGATCAGCGGCTTGAGCGGCTTGCCGGTGTCCAGCAGGTACCACGCCGTGCCCCCGCCACCGCCCGTGTTGCTCACCACGCCGGCTCCCACCGGATGGTCGGTGTCGAAGAACGCCTGGCCGTCGTAGCCCAGCTCGACGAAGCCGGCGGCGAGCAGCTCGAAGATCAGCTTGTCCGGGTGCTGCGAGGCGGCGAAGCCCATGCCGTTGACGACCGGAGAGTACACGCCGTAGGTGTCGTCCTCGATGTCGTCGCGCGGAATCTCCACCGTGCTCTCGAACTTGCGGTTGGCGATCCGGTAGTCGTGTGCCGCCAGGCCCTTCAAGTGCCGGTCTCCGATCCACTCCCGCAGTTCCGGCCATTGGCCCAGCCAGGCGTAGTGGTTCTCCCGGGTGCTGGACGGCACCCGCGTCGCCAGGCGCGCCTGCAGCGACTCCTTCTGGAAGGCCGCGAAGCCCTCCTTGAACTGCGTCTTGAACGCCGTGAACAGGTCCGCGAGGTTGGCCTGGTTGACGATCAGCCCGCCCAGCACCAGCTCCGGCAGGTGCAGCGGCGCGTTCAGCAGCGGCCCCGTGGGAGGCACCGGATAGCCCGGCGACAGGCCGGCCCAGGCGACGACGGCGGCGATGGCAAGGCAGGTGGCCAGCAGGCCGATTGCGAGCTTCAGGAACGTCTTCATTGCCGGGGCTCCGGGTGGAGTCTGGGTTGGGCCGGCCCGCCTGCGCCGGCCTAGGCTTACGTCTCGATGTAGACCGTCACTTCGGCGTTGGCATCCGCGTCGGTGTTGCCGCCGCCCACGGTGACCGAGATCACGTCGCCGATGGCCACCACGTTGGCGGCCGTGGGCGTGGCCACGTCCACGTCGCCGGCGGCCGACCCGGCCTGGGCGATGGTGATCGCGCCGTTGGTGATGGGTGTCGCGCCGATCTTGCCGGTGAGCGATGCGTCCGCGCCGGCCAGCGCGCCGTCGATCACCGAGTAGATTTTCGTGATGAGGCCCGCGACCGGCGAGACCACGCGGTAGACCTTGGCGCCGGCCGCCAGCAGGTCATCCACCACGAGCTGCAGCGCGATCTTGTTGGCGGCCAGGTTGGCCCGCGCCGTGGCGGCGTCGGCCACGTCGGACAGGTCGTTGGCGGCCAGCAGCGCGCCCGCCGGGCTGCTCACCGGGCCGTAGCCCACGAACACCCACACGCCGTCCGCATCCACGTCAACGACCATCCCCGCGGGGCTGCGCGCCCCGCCGTTGTCCGTCTTGGCCACGGTCTGGTCGTCGACGATGTAGCAGGTCTCCCCGATCTCGGTGAGAGCGATCAGGTCGCCGGCGGCCGAGTTGGCGAAGAGGAACGCGCCGTTGCGAACCTTGACGGTCTTGTCGCCGTCCTGCCCGCCGGCGTTGTCCACGGCCTCCTGGGCCACGCCCACCGCCTGCAGCGTCGCCGCGACCGCGCCCGGCGTGGCATAGCCCGTGGCGCTCAGGGCCACCAGCGCCCCGGCGTAGATCACCGCACCGGCGGCGACCGGAAAGCTGAAATCCTCGTTCGCGCGGCGTGGCGTCACGCGGTCTGTCGCGAGTGCTCCCATCGTGGCCTGTCTCTCGGTTCGTGGTGGTCAGCGGTGACCGTCGGCGAGGCCGCCGTGCCGGCGCGGCTATTCCGCGCGCGCCTGGGCGAATGCCTCGGTGTCCATGCCCATCGTCTTGCAGATCGCGAGCTGGTCGGCGGTGAGCGCGGCGGCCCCCTTCTTCGCCGGATCGCCCTGGATCACCTGGTCGGGCGCCAGCACGGGCGCGGCCGCGATGAACTTCTTGAATTGCTCCAGCCCACCCGCCTGCGCGCACATGGCGCGGTAGTAGTCCGCCGTCGCCGGCGTGATCTTCTTCGCGCTGACCGCCGCGGAGATCTCCGCGTCGATGGCCTTGGCCTGCTCGGCCTTGGCCTGGTCGGCGAGCTTGGTCTCCGCCGCCGTGGCCTTGGCGACCTGCGCGTCGTAGTCGCCGCGCGGCACGAACTTGTCCAGGGGCGGGGTCTTGGCCTGCTCGGCGGCCGTGGCCAGGGCGGTGTGCTGCTTCTGCGCGGCCGTGACGATCTCCGCGTCCGTGGCCGTGTCGGCCAGGGCCAGGGCGGCGCACAGCGTCTTGCGTTGCTCGGGGGTCATCGTGTCCTCGGGTTGATATTGCAGGCGGTTGAGCGCCAGCTCGGGAAAGGCCGGCCGGTTGGTCAGCGCCACGGAGGTGATGCGCAGGATGCGCTGGGTGGCCTTGTCGAACAGGAACGCCGGCGACAGGAAGCGGTACTCGCGCGCCCGGAGCATGTCGGCGGCGCGCGGCGTCCAGGCCGCTCGTGCCCAGATCGCGCCCTCGCGCAGCTCCAGGGCCTCGATCCATCCCGCGGCCGGGGACGGCTGACCCGGCGGGCCGATCTCGGACCCGTGCTCGAAGTCCAGCGGCAGGGGCAACCCGTGCGCCCGTGTGGCCGCGATCACCGCGGCGGGGTCGGGATTGTTCCAGCGCCGGTCGTCGCGGGTCTGCACCTCGGCGCCGGCGGGCATCAGCTTGATCCACTCCGGCACCTGGCCGTCCGCCAGCAGCTCCACCGCCAGCGCCACGCCGCTCGCCGGCGCGGGCACCGCCTCGCACAGCGCGAGCGCGGGCGAAGAGTCGAGGCCGCCCTCACGGGCGGCTCCGGTCGACGCAACGCAATGGGTGTCGGAGCAGAGCGGGTCCATGTCCCGGAGCATGCGGGACGCGGCACAAGGATGTCAGCGTGCAATAGTGCGCAGGGCGTCACGGGCTGTGCCGGGCAGCCGCAGCCGGCGCATGAGCCGCGCCACAGCCCGCACCTCGCGCGCTTCCGCCCGGGCATCGAGCGTCGCCCGGTGTGGATCGGGTCTGCGCCACGCCGGTGGGAGCGCCCGCGCGATCTCCTCGCGCACGGCGCGCTTGGCGCTGAGCGGCTCGGGGGCGAAGGGGTCAGCCATCCGCGCCGGCGCCGGCGTCCGCCGGCAGGAAGCGCGCGGCCAGCTCGCGCAGCTTGGCCTCGGAGATCGTGGGCTGCCCCGCCTTGCGCCGCGCGAAGTGCTTCATCAGCCAGGTGTAATCGCGGTCGTTGATCCCATGCTCGCGGCAGACGGCGCGCCCGGACCCCAGCTCGTCCTTGCGCTGCACCACCGCGCGCTGCAGCCGCTTCACCAGGAGATCATTCGCACCCAGTGCTTCAGGCGCTTCAGGCGCTTCAGGCGCTTCAGCCGCTTCAGGTGCTTCAGGTGCTTCAGGTGGGCCGGGTGCTTCAGCGAATGCTTCACAGTCCGGCGGGCCTGAAGCGGGTGCTTCAGAGCGGCGCTTCGCTTCAGGTGCTTCAGCCGGAAGGGGTGCTTCAGCGGACCGACGCTCGTTTTGAAGTGGGGTCTGAAGCATCCCGCCCTGTGCTTCAGGTGCTTCAGCGGGTGCTTCAGTCGCCGCTGAAGCGGTTGAAGCCCCCCTGAACCGCCACCCGGACATCCTCAGCACCGCCCCCGCGTTGGCGAGCTGAAAGGCGAGCAGCAGGGCCAGCACGGGCAGCACCTTGGGCAGCGCGGCCCAGGCGTCGTAGCCGGCCGCGGCCGGGGCGTCCCGCGCCTCGATCAGCGCGCGGCGCTGCGCGCGCAGGGCGGTGAGGGCCTCGCGCTGGCGCTCGAGGGAGTCCAGCCAGCCGGCGCGCACGGCGCTCTTGGCCTCGTCCTCGCGCAGGGAGCGCTCGGCGGCGGCGATGTCCTGCTCCAGCGCCGCGATGAGCCCGGGCGCCGTGGCCTGCGTCTCGGCGGCGCGCTCGCGCTGCGCGGAGGCCTGGCGCCAGGCGGAGTACTCGGGGCCGCAGATCACCCAGGCCGGCACCAGCACCATCACCAGGATCAGCGCCAGGCCCGTGGCCCGCGCCAGGCGCCCGGGCTGGTAGACCAGGTACAGGCCCACCAGCTCCGCGCCTAGGGAGGCGACCAGGCCCACAGCCGCGCCCATCGTGGCCTGCCAGTAGGGGATCGCGTGCGCCTGCACCACCACCACGCCGGCGGCCAGGATCAGCGCCGGCAGCAGCACGTTCTCGATCAGCTCCAGGGGTTTCATGTCGTCTCCTGCCAGGTGTCGCGCGGCACCTTGCGGCCCGCCGCCTTGAGCGCACCGCGCGCCCGCCGTACCGCTTCGGGCAGCCCGATCTTGCGGGCCGCCAGGTCTTTCAGCAACCGCAGCACGCGGGCGCTGGTCGGGTCTCCCCGCCGTTTTGCCGACGACCCGGCGAGTGCGTAGGCATGATCGTCCGCGTTGACTACCCGCCCGGCCGCGGCCAGGCGTTGCAGCGCCTTGCCGGCCGTCTCCGGCATACACCCCACGTGCTGCGCGACCTGCAAGGGCGTCGCCGGGCCATCGCGCAGCGCATGCAAGGCGCCTGCACGGACGGAGCCCCACGCCCGCCGGGAAGGCACCGGCGCCGGCGGCGCAGGCCCGGCGCCATTGCCGGGTGGGAAGTCCCGCGCCACCGGCGCCGGTGTGGACTTGTGCGCACTCCTCTGTACTTTCGCCCGCGGCGCCCGCGCCGGCCGGGGCGCCGGCTTCGGCCGCAGCGGCGCCTCGGCGCGCCGGCCCACGTCCGCCATTGGGGAGTCCGCGGGCAGCGCGGCCGTCGCCTTGCGCGGCGCCGGGGCCTGCACGCCGCGCTGCAGCGCCGCCAGCGTGGTCAGGCTGGGCTCGCGGCCGGCGTCCACCGCTGCGCACTGCATGCACTCCCGGCAGGACAGCGGGCGCAACTTGCCAGCACCTCCGGCACCTCCGGCCCCACTGAGGCGCAGCTCGCGGTTGCCCTTGCACACGGCGACGGACAGCAGACCGTAGGCGTGGCAGCGGAAGTGGGTACGCTCCGTCATTGCCGGATGACCTCGCTCACGCGCATGTCGCGCGCCACGATCTGCTGGATGCGCCGCTCCGCCAGGCCGAAGCGGCGGGCCAGCTCGGGCACCGGCGTGCGGCGCTCCCGATACGCTGCGCGGATCGCGCGGTCGCGCGCCGGGATCGTCGCCGAGCGGAGCGTGGGCACGGTAAGCACCGAGCCGCCCGCGTGCCGCGCCAGCGCCTGGGCCGTCGTCACGCCCAGCCGCCGCGCCAGCGGGTGCGCCGCCCCGACCGCGGACGGCACGGTCAGCCGCGCGCCGCTGTATTGCCGGAGCAGCGCCAGCGCCGCCGGCAGGCCGATGGCCCGCGCGACCTCGCCGTACGCCGCGGGAAGGTCTTCCACCCGCACATCCTCCAGGTACGGTGCCGCCGGCGTCGCCGCGCTCGCATCCATGCCGCGCCTCCTCGGTTAGAGTCTCGGGCGGAGTCGCCGGAGCTTTGTGCTCCGGCGGTCCTCGCGCATCGCCATGCTCTGGTACCGGGCCAGGGCCCGGTCGGTCTCGGCGGCGCGCATCCAGCGCGCCCACACCGTGCGCCAGTGCAGGCCGTAGTGCAGTTCCACGCCGCCCGACCAGTCCCGCGCCCGCACACGCACCGCGCGCGCGAGGAGCACGCACAAAGCGTGATCGAGCACCAGGCGCCGGAATCCGTGCCCCCCCCTGGGCGGCAGCTCCTTGGACTCGACGATCCGTCGCAGCGCGGCCAGCCGCTCCGCGTTCGTCAGCGCCACCTCAGGCGTCTTCGGCTTCGGCGCGGGGCTCATCGTCCTTCCCGTACTTGCGCGGGCAGAGCGGGCAGAACACCGTCAAGTCCACGCCGTGCGCCCGCAGGTTGCCCACGAGCTTCTCCACGCACAGGCTGCACAGGCTCCCGCGCCGAAGCTTGAGCAGCACGATCCCTGGGCCGGCCCCGCCCCCGCAGTGCAGGCAGCGCGGCCCTTCGACGGGGCTCAGGACAGGCGCGCGGCTCACTTGCCACCACGGCCGATCCCTTTCACCAGCGGCGCCAGGCGTAGCGCGACATCCGGGTGCAGCGGGCCCTTGCCGATGGGTTCTGCCACCGGTGCTTCCGTCTCGTCCTTGGGCGCCGGCCGGCGCGCGCGATGGGTCTCCAGCACGCGCCGGAGATAGTTGTGGTTCGTGAGCGGCCGGGCCGGCTCGCGCTCGCGCTTGGCGTGGATGGCCTCCACGGTCTCGTGCACCGCCACGCCGAGCAGCTCGTCGTCCGTCTCCAGCGCGGTCACTTCCTGCGCCAGCCGCAGGGCGCGCTCCCAGGCCAGCGCCCGCGACTTCGAGCGGAACAGGCCCAGATAGCTGGCCAGCGGCCGGGAGACATGCGCAGGTTTGCCGGCGAATACCCACATCAGATCGCGGGCGGCGCCGTCCTCCAGCGCCGTCTCCAGCGGGAAGCGCGCGTGGCAGCAGGGGCAGTGGAGGATCATGCGTCCCCGGGCAAGAGAGCCTTGATGTCCACGATCTCCGTGTCCAGCAGGGCTGCGCGTCCCAGGTGGCCTTTCTGGCCGGACGGGAACGGCCGGGACCGGCACCCGCCCGCGCCGAGCACCTGGAGCTGGATACTTCGCTCGCAGACCAGGTAGGTCGCGTTGCGGTAGCCCACCAGGCGGAACCGCGTGCCTCCGCACTCGGGGCAGGTGCGGTAGACCACCACTTCGGGCTGGGGTTGCTTTGCGCTCATCAATCCCCCGCCTGGTAGGCATCCATCAGATCGCGCTCCCCGCAGTCATCGCAGAGGTACTGCTCGACCGGGTGCCCATCCACGTCGTTGGTGCCCAGGTGGTAATCGCGGCTTTGCACCCAGCGCCCGCAGCTCACACAGTGCGCGGCCAGCCGATCCAGATAGGTCTCGCTCATGGTCCCTGCCATTGCGTCACGCGCCGCGATTCGAGTTCGCCGCGCTCGTTGATGCACTGCGCCAGCACGCCGCGCGCCGTGGAGGCCTGGGCGCCGCGGTCGATCAGGTCTTCCAGCAGCGCGCGCCAGCGCTCCAGCTCGACCGGGTCGGGAACTGCCGCAGTGCGGATGGTCAGATGGCTGGTGGTCACGGGGTCTTCCTCGCGCGGGCGCCGAAGTTGTGGGCGCCGTCCAGGGCGTCCGCCAGGGTGTTGTACCCGTTGAGCAGCCGCTCGCCCTGCAGCAGCCGCCATGCCCCACGCACCTGCACGATGCGCAGGCCACAGTGCTCGTAGATGCCCGGGCAGAGGCGCGCCACGGGCTCCTGGCAACCGGCCGCCTGGTGCGCGAATAACGTCTTGTTCATCCCCTGGCCCTCCCGTGGCGCTTGGCATCCAGCTCCAGCGCGGTGATGATCTTGTACAGCTCGCGCTCCGGCACGAAGGCCGTGCGCTCCACCTTGCAGATGCGCTGGGCGAGGGCGTCCGCGTAGCTCCACGGGTAGCCGGCTTCGGCCAGCAGCGCCTCGATCTTGCGGAGCTGAGCGCTGCGGCTCGTCTCCGCTGGGCCGGGCCGGATGTTCCTGGGCCGGCCCGGGTAGTCGCGCCCCGGGTCTGTCGCATCGGCCCGGCGCTGCGGGTGCTTGTCCGGCAGCATGCGCGCGAGGCCGTCCGCGAAGGCGATCAGCTCCGCGTCGTTGAGCATCTTGCAGCTCCGCACGCCGAAGGCGTCATGGAGCGCCTGGCGGTAGGCGTCGTCGTCCATGCCCAGCTCTTGCTTGGCCAGGATGTGCACGCGGGCCAGCAGCGCGGGGCGCCTCCGGCCGGCCGCCGTAGCCCCCGTAGAGCCGGGGCTTGAACCCTTCCGCGTCGTCATCGCGCACGTCCTCGAATGTGTCGGCCGACCAGCAGACCCGCCACCACGTTTGCCGGCCCTCGCGGGAGAGCATCGAACAGGCGGCGGTGGCCACCACCTTGCGGTCCATCGTGAACTGCAACTCCTCCCCGACATCGGGCAGGCGATCCTTCATCAGCCAGCAGATGCGGCCCCGCGGCGCGAGCAGCCAGAACCCCCGGCGATAGCGCGGCGGCACGTTGATGCGCATCAGTCCTCAAGGCCCGCCACCGCGTCGCCCTCGGGATCGGCGAGCCGGTAGGCGCCATACCCCGTGCGCTCCACGTCGCCCCGCTGCACCAGCTCGTTGAGCTGGACGTTTGCGCTGCGACGGGTAGCGCCGACCTCGCGAGCCACGGCCGCCGGCGACACTGCGTCCGGCCAGGCGCAGGCCAGGATGTCCAGCATCCAGCGCTTGCGCGCGCCGAGATTGCCCCTAGGCTTTGGCATCGCTGCGTTCCTGTTCCGCGGTGATGCCCAGCTCGGCCGTGAGCCGCTCGACCGTGCGGGCCTGGCGCTGCACCTGGCGCTGGCGTTCGTGCCACTCGCTCCGGCGCAGCGTATTCTCGGCCGTGGCCGCGTCCCGGGTCAGCTCCGCCAGCCTGCGGGCGGCGGCGAGCGCGGCCTTCACGCGGGATTTGCGAACCATCGCTCGTGCCTCTGCAGCGCGTTGTAGAGCGCCTCCCAGCCGCCGGGCTCCTTGAAGCGCATGCCCGCGGGGGCGATCCAGGCCACCGCAAGGCCGTGCCGTGTCACGACGCACACGCCGGGCGGCACCGTCAGCCCGGCGCAGTCCTCGGTGACCCGGTGCCCGTTCACGACGAGCGCCCATTCGTGATCCAGCTCGCACACCCAGCAGCCGGGCAGGGCGGCGTAGTCCTTGACGCCCAGCGCGTCCGCGAGCCGGGCGATCAGCAGCCAGGTCGGGCAATAGCAGGCCGGCCCGATCACGCCACGTCCTCCAGCTTGAGGCCCGCGGTGGCCAGGTCGGCGGGCGGCACGAAGCTGACGATGCGCCCGAAGCGCGCGTCCCACACGGCCACGGCGGGGCGGCCATCCACGCGCACCAGGTGCCAGGTGGTGATGCCGTCGCGCCGGTAGAGGCGCCGCCCGCCCAGCGGCGAGCCGCCCCGGCCGGCCAGCGCCTGGCGGATCGCCTCGCACAGCGCTTCGTAGCCGCGCGTGTCCAGGTACAGCCCGTAGCGCTCGCCCAGCCGCTTGCAGGCATGGTGCACGAGCTGGCGCTGCCAGCGCCGCCCGCCGCGCCGGCTGGGCTTGCGCGAGATCGGCTTCAGCGTCCGCTTGTTCATGGGCTATTCCTCGCCGTCCTCTTCGATGCCCTTGAGCAGGGCCTTGACCAGTTTGTCCACCTCGCTGGCCGTGTCCTTGATCAGCACCACGTCCCCGGTCTCGGCGGCCTCGCAGCCGATGCGCCGCAGGTCGGCCACGGGCAGGGCGTTCAGCGCGGCCTTGCGCACCTTCTCGCTGATCTTCACCAGGGCCTCGAACTGCTCGGGCAGGTGCCGCCGGATCAGCACGATCACCCGCGCCTCGTCCTCGAAGGACACCGCGCCCTTGCCCTTGACCAGCCCGACCTTGATGCCGTGGAAGACCTGGCTGCGCGGCTTGTCGAACAGCCCCCGGTGGCCGTCGATCTCCCCGTGCAATCGCACCTGCGCCTCGGCCACGGTGGCCAGGGCGTTCTTGATGCCCGGCACCTTGCGGCGCTTGGCGTCCTCGATCTCCGCCTGCAGCGCCTCCACGCGCTCGGCCAGCACGGCCCGCGCGTCCGCGTAGTCCTTGGTCAGGCGCTCAATCGCTTCCATGCTCGTCGGGTTGCTGCTCATGGCTGCCTCCTGGCTTGGGTTGTCTCCTGCTCGACGATCTCCGCGATGCGCCGGGCCAGGCGCAGCGCCGGCGTCGCCGGCGGCGGCTCCAGCGCCGAATCCGTGGCGACCGTCACGTCCACCAGCGGAGGAGAACCGCAGTGCGGGCCCGGCCCGCGTTCCGGCACGTCCTCGATCAGCATCAGGACTCGCATCAGGTCTTCTCGTGGGGTGTTGGCGCGCAGGCGCTGCACAGGTCTGGCTCGATCCACCAGCAGGGCCCGGCGTCGGTCATGCACGCCCGCGCATCCGTGCAGCCGCATTCGCGGCACCGCTGCCCCCGAGGCCCCGCGACTGGGCCCCGGGGTGGCGGCTTGCTGCGCCCACGGATAGAGGCGGTTGGTTCCGCGTGTCGCGTGGGTTTCGCGGAGGGGCCCGGTCGCTCGGCCGCCCCTTCACCGCGTTCCTTGCCGGGCTCCACCCGCCGCCCGTTGACGTGCCGCGCGTGCACCCAGCCCAGCGCCGTGCGCACCTTGACCTCATCGCGCAGGATCGCGTCGCCGCAGCGCGCGCACGTGGCCACGATGGTGTCGGGCCTGGCGGCCTGGCGCAGCAGCGCGTTGCGGTAGGCGTCGCGCAGCTCCTCGGCCGTGTGCTCGGCGAGGCGCGGGCCTTCGCCGGCCCGGCGCAGCGCGCGCTCGGCCGCATGCTTGAGCGCCAATGCAGGTGCGCGCGGAATCATGGCTGCCACCTCACGGTGATCGAATTGTAGGGCTCGCTGACGCACACCACGTCCGCGCAGTGCTCGCTGGACAGCAGCAGCGTCAGGCTCCACGGGCCGTAGGCCAGTACGGCGCCGCCGCCCAGGTCGCTCTTGACCGGATTGAAGTGGCCGTCCTCCTCGCCGTCGCGGCGGGACAGAATCTCGATGCGCGCCAGCATCCGGAACCACGGTGCGGCCTCGAAGGGCGGCTGCTCCAGGTGCAGCAGCAGGCGCCAGCGGTAAGTGCAGTCCACGGCGGCATCCGCGAAGCCGTCGCAGTCGCGCCGGTCGCGGTCGAACCACTCCACCTCGGCGTAGGTCTGCGCCCGCGCGGGCGTGGCGGAGGCCAGCGCCAATCCGGCCGCCAGGAGCAGGGCGGTAAGCGCGCGCTTCATGCCGACTCCTCCAGGTCCAGGTGCAGCTGCGGCCCGAATTCCCTGCGCGCCCAGCGCCGCAACTTGCGGCTCTGGCGCAGGCTCGCCCACGCGCGCGAGTCCAGAAACGCGGCGGTGCGCTCCACCTCGTCCGCCGTGGCCGGCCAGTAGTAGCCGCTCTCCGGGTGCGCGCCGACCGGCACGCCGGCATCGCGCAGGGCTTCCACGGCCCGCCGCAGCTCGCGCGGCGTCGCGCCGAGCAGCGCCGCCAGGTCGCGCCCGCGGATGCCCGCGGCCGCGCCCCGATGCTCGCGCCGCAAGCGCTCGCGCAGGCGTTCGGCGAGCGGGCGCCCGCCCTGCGCCAGGTGCGTCGCGCAGTTCATCGCCAGGCCTCAGGATCGTGCTGGGCGTGCCCCGCCAGCACGGCCAGCAGGCGCTGCAGGGCCTCGCCGTTCAGCCCGCTGAGGCGGTAGCGATACCCGCCGCGGGCGAGCATCTGGGCGCGCAGAGCCCAGCGCATCTGGGCGCTCGGCCAGCGCGGCAGCCCGAAGCGGGTGGCGATCCAGGTGTCCCGGCCGTCGAGCACCAGCACGTCGCCCGGCTTCGCGTGCCCGATCTCGACCCGCTTGGCCGGCTGGGCGCTCGCCCGGCTCACAGCGGCCTCGCCAGCCCGAGGGCCTGCCGCACCGCGCGGGCGACGGCCCGGCGTTTGAGCCGCCATAGGGCGCTGCGCCGCTGGACGCGCAGGATGCGGCCGATGGCGTCGCGCGTCCGGCGCCACCACAGCAGGCGGCGCAGCGTGGCGCCGCCCCAGCCCACCAGGCCCCACTGGCGGGACACGCCGGTCGGCGTGCCCCAGGTCTCGCGGGAGCCTGCCCTGAGCTTGTCGAAGGGGATCATGGCTGGCTCCCGTTTGCGTTGCTGGCCTTGGCGTGGCCGTTGCTGGCGTCCAGCTCGCGCCAGGCGCGCTTGATGTGGGGCAGCTCCAGCGGCTCGCCGGCGCCGCGGGCGATCATCGTGGCCAGGCGCAGGGCCTTGACCACGCCGCGCAGGGCGCCGGGGGTGCGCGCGATCGACCAGAGGTAGGAGACCGCCTCGCGCTCGGCGATGCCCCAGCCCGCCAGCACGGCCTCCACGTCCTCGCGCCGGGGGATGGTCAGGTGCAGGCGCTTGCCGACCCGGCTGTAGAGCTGCGCGAACAGCGCCGCCTGCCCGCTGGAGGAGAGGCGGCTGTACACGCGCTCGTTGCCGACCAGCGCCAGGCCGATCTCGGCGGCATCGTGGATCGCGCGCACGGTCTCCAGCGCGGCCACGGCCAGGTGCTGCGACTCGTCCAGCACCAGCAGGCCCTTGGTGTCCCGCAGGCGGCGGATCAGGGCGCGCTGCATGCGGGCCGCGCCGCCGCCGGGTCCTTCGCGCATCCCCAGCGCCTCCATGATTTCCTCCAGGCAGGCGCTGGGGCTGGACGTGGCGGGGGAGATCGTGGCCACCCACACGTTGGGGCGCGTGGCCGCGTACTGGCGCACCGCGCGCGTCTTGCCCAGGCCGGCGCCGCCGTAGATCACGACCAGGTCGGCGGCCATCTGGCCGTAGGCCAACGCGGACAGCACCCGCTCACCCGTGGGCGTGGCGATCCACTCCGGGGCGTCGGGCAACAGGAAGCCGGTCTGCCGGTCGCGCTCGGCCAGCCAGCGCGCCAGCGTGGCCTCCACGCCCGCGTTGTCGCCCTCGTACTTGCCGTTGACCCAGCGGTTGAGGGCGCTGGGGGAAAGCCCTGCCTGGCGCGCCACCTCGGCCTGGCTGGTGTCCTTGGCGTCCAGCAGGGCGCGGATGCGCTCGCGCGTGTCGCCGGCCGCCGGCGGGGTGTCGTGGTTGACGTGCAATGCCTCCATTGCTAGGCTCCTTCTGACCGCAGTTCCGCCGGCATTGGATTCTGCCCGGCGTCTATGGCCGGCGCGTGCCTGCGCCGGCCGTTTCTATCAATCCTTCCAGAACGCGCGCTCCATCAGGCCCACGGCGTTGCGGAACTCCGCGTCGTCCTCCTCCGGCTGTGCCGATCCTGCTGGCGGAGCGGCGGGCCCGGGTTCCGCGCGCTGCCCGCGCGCGAAGTCCACCTGCACCACCGAGGCGCCGGGCAGTTCCGGCGCGTCCATCAGCGGCACCAGCTCCGCGACCTGGTCGATGCCCAGCCGGCGCTCGGCGGCCAGCGCGGCCTTCTGCGCGCGCTTCCAGTCCCCCTTCGCGCGCGCGTGCGCGCGGGCCGCGTCCACGTCCTCGAAGCCCGTGGCGGCCTTGCACTCCGCGCTGCAGACGTAGCGGCCGTCCAGGCGGTACACGTGGATCGGCTCCAGCAGGCGCTGCGGATCGAAGCGCACGGTGAGGCGCTGGCCCGCGTGCTCCACCAGCGCCTCCGTCCAGTAGCGGTTGCCCAGCAGCGTGACCTCGCCGGTGACCCGGTCGCCCCGCACGCCCTCGGCCGCCAGCAGCCACAGGCGGCGCTGCTCGGACGTGGCCTTGCGCACCACGGCGCGCGCGTACGATTCCCCGAACGTCTGCATGAAGCTGCGCCCGTGGCACACCGCCGCGCGCCGCCCGGCCTGCGCGTTGTGCGCGTGCACCTCGCTCTCCAGCACCTCCAGGAAGCGCTGCAGCGGCACGGCCTTGCTGGCGTAGTTGGCGGGCTTGGCGGTCGGCTTGTTGCCGGTGTAGGCCCCGGCGAACGCCGGATGCGTGGCAATGTGGTTGCAGAAGTCCAGAAACGCCCGTTCGATGGGCTTTGCCTGGCCGCGATACGGGGTCACCCAGTGCACCTCGACGCCGAGCTGGGTCAGCACGCCGGAGGGCTCCTCGTCCTTGACCTTGAAGCGGTGCCGCCAGGCCATGCGCCCGGTGATCCACTTGCTGGCGAAGCCGCGCCCGTTGTCCAGGTAGGCCGCGCGCGGGATGCCGTAGCGCTCCACCAGGTCGCCGCAGGACAGGCGCACCAGCTCCGCGCACTCGGTCTGGCCTACGCGGTGGCTGAGGATCATGCCGGAGTAGATGCACTGCCAGACCACCGCCACGGGCCGGCTCACCGTGCCGTCCGGCCAGCGCACGAACACGTCGAACTTGTGGCCGTCCGCGTTGACGACCTCGAGCGCGGATAGCGCGGAGCGGTCGCGGCGCTGGGCGGGGTAGAGCCGGTCCAGCGCTTCGGCGCCCTCGCGCGCCAGCACGCGCGCGGCGCGGGGCACCTCGCGCACCAGGCGCCGCTTGAGCGTGATCAGGGAGGGCACTGTCCATCCGCGCTCGGCGGCCGCGCGCTTCAGGCGCTCGTAGCAGGCGGTCAGGCGCGGCGCCTCCGGGCGCAGCACGTCGGCCTTGAAGCAGTCCCACGCCTCCGGGCTGCACTCCGCCGTGGCCGTGCGCCCCACGTAGCCCGGCGCCAGCAGAGGCAGCCAGTCCTCGCGCGGCACGCCTCGCACGCTCGCGATCCAGCGGCGCATCGTAGCCGGGCTTTCGCCGGCCGCGCGGGCGGCCTGGCCGTAGGCCGCCAGCCGGCCCGCGCCCGCGGCGATGCGCCGCAGCACGTCGTCCAGCACGCCCGCCCGCCGTGCCGCCGTGTCCTTGTGCTTTTGGGAAAGCCGCTCGAAGCGCGCCCAGCGCTCCGCGCGAGCGGCCTCATCCAATGAGCGATGCCGGCCCTCCGTGGCCGCGCCGTCCGTGGCGCCTGGGGCCTCCTGGCCGGGTGTCCTTTCCTGCACCGCCTTCAACAGGGTCAGGTGCGCGCGCGTCTCCGCCGGCAGGCAGCGCGCGGCGTACTCCCAGCCGCCGCCGCGGGCGGCGCGCTTGCGTTTCTCCCAACCCTCGCGGCGCGCCAGCTCTGCGACGCGGCGGCGGGAGGACGGCAGGCCGGGCAGGCCGGCCAGCTCGGCGGGGGCATACCAGTCGGTCATCGCTTGCCCCGCGCCAGCAGGCACGCCACGCTGCCCGAGGGCCTCCCCATGCGGCGGGCGATCTCCACCGTCCCCAGCCCCTGCGCCTTGAGCCGGAACGCCTCGGCCCGCTCCGCGTCCGTGATGGGCCGCCGCGTGTGCCGCTCCCGCCGGGTCTTGCGCAGCAGGTCGTTCTCCGCCTTCAGCAGCGCGATGTACTCCTCCGCCGGGATCGTCACCGTGCCCGGCTCCGGCGGGGGTTGCGGTGAGGCCTCCGGGGCGGGCGCCCCCGCCATCCCTTCCGCCCGCTCCACCAGCGCCTCCAGCGCCTGCACCGCCGCGCCCCGCTTCTCCGCGCCGGCGAGGCGCCGCTCCAGCACCGTCAGGCGGCTGCCCAGCGCGTTCAGCTTGCGCAGCAGGTACGCCGGCTCTTCGGTCGGGGCCGGGCCGGCCGCGGCCTGGGCCGCCTCCTCCAGCGCGCTGAAGGCCCGCATGATCAGCAGCAGCCGCTCCTTCGCCGTCCGCGTGCGGATGAACGACGCCAGCATGTTCGCGCCCAGCCGCGTGTAGCCGCGCTGGCCCCGGGCGGTCGCTGTCTTGGGAAGCCGAGGCGTTTCAGACGCCCCGGCTCTGAGGGCGTCCAGTTCCTCGCGTGTGAGCACGAAGCAGGCGTCCGGCTCCGGGAACAGGTCGTGGTTATGCTGACGCGCCTCCTTGATTTGCCGAGCCTCGCACTCGTAGGCGGCGGCCAGGTCCCGCGCGAGCATGAAGGGCGGGCGGCCGGGCAGGTGCAGGATCGCGCCCCGCACCGCCTCCAGCGTGGTCAGTTCCGTGCTGCCGTGGTGTCCATTGTTGGCTGTCATCGCTTGCCTCTCGTGCTAGCGTGGTCGCGCACCCGCAGCAGGAGCGCCCATGCCCATGCACCGATACGCCGCGGAAGCAGGGCGGCACGCCGAAGAGTTGCTCGAAGAACTGGAACGGTGCGATGAGGAGGCGCTACGGGCGGAGTGCCTGCGCCTGGGCTTCGATGGAGCCTTCGACTTCCAGCGAGATCAGCGGCAGGAGATTCTTGCGTACCTCGCTGCCATGCCCGCCGCGCGGCCGAAGCGTGCCTCATGGCGCGACGAAACGCGGCGCGCTCTGCTTCTGCTTTGGGCTCTGTACTACGCCCGGCAGGCTCATACGCTCCTTGCTGCCATCGATTCATTTGGCCTCGCTCCGGGAGGCGGGTACCGCGACACCACCGCGGCCGCGGCCGCCGCCGCTGCTGTGATCGAGGGCATGTACGACACCCCGCCGCTGTGGCCTTTCGGCCCGCCCTCGCCCTTTCACGACGACTAAGCCGCGCTGGTGGTGGATTGCTGGGTCCACGGGTCCCAGCCCAGGTGCGCCGCGATCACCGGCCGCACCCGGTAGCCCGTCCGCGCGCCGCTGAGAATCAGGCACACGTAGGCGCGGCCCACCGGGGGATCGCAGCGCCGCCCGATCTCCGCCAGCGAAATGCCTTTGCCGGCCAGCGCCAGCTTCACCTTGCGTCGCTTGTCTTTGGTCATGGCTTGCGATACCCGTAAGCGTCGTTTCCGTAAGCACCTGCCAGGGACGGTAATACGCGTCATGCGTAATTGCAAGAGGAAAAACGCACCATGCGTAAAACCGCCCTCGAAACGGCCGGTTCCAGGCTCCGCAGCCTGCGAACGTCGCTGCAGCTAACGCAAGCCGCCCTGGCCACGACCGTCGGGGTGAGTCAGGACACGATTTCCCGGATCGAGCGCACCGGCGCCATCGAGCCCGTGGTGCTGATCGCGATCTGCTGCGTCCACAAGGTGAGCCGGGCTTGGCTGGAGCGGGGCGAGGGGCCGATGTTCGCCGGCGAGCTGCAGGAGGGGGAGTTCTCACCGGTGCCCCTGGTGAACTTGAGGCTGGCGGCGGGGTCCGGGGCCGAGATATACGAGGAGGGGGAGCTGAAGCAGCTCCAGTTCCGCACGGCCTGGTTGCGGGGCGATCTGCGCGCCAGCGTGGCCAACCTGGTGGCAATGCGCGTGGAGGGCGAATCGATGGAGCCCACCCTGAGCGCCGGGGACGTGGTGCTGGTGGACCGCTCCCGCACCGACCCCACCCGCGATGGCCTCTACGCCCTGCGGCAGGACAACGCGCTGCTCGTCAAACGCACGCGCGCGGAGGGAGGCCGGGTGCTGCTAGTCAGCGACAACCCCGAGTTCCCGGCTACCGTGTTTCCCTGGCCGGCGCCCATCCACCGCGCCCAGGTGATCGGGCGCGTGGTGTGGGCCGGCAAGCGGTTCTGAGCCGACAAGGAGGCGCCATGAGCGCCGTTGCTTTCACGGCTGCGTTCAATCAGGTCGCGAACGAGTTGCGGCTACCCGCGAAGGGACGGGACGCGCTTTGCGCGGAGCTGTGGCGCACCGTCGATAACCCACGCGAGGGAGCCCGCGCAGTTGAGCGGTGGCTGGCGGATAAGGCTTTCTCGTGGCCGGACGGCGAGCGGTTTCTGCTTGAATGGCAGAACCGACGGCCAACTTTCAAAGCACTCGCGGCCTTGCTCGCCCACTATGTGGTTGGCAAGTGGAACGTGATGGGCGAATGGGAGCGCCACTCGCGCGCGCGGGCCACGCATTCATTCGTCAAGCTGTCGCGGGGGCCACTGATCAAGCCCTGCCCGTTGCACGCTGACCGTGAGGGGGCCGTATTCAGCGTGGATGATCCCTACCTAGCGGACACGCCACTGCGAGCGACGGTGTTCTGTCGCTGCCACATCCGCGGTGTGAGCCGCGAGGAAGCCGCGCGCTTGGGCGTCCTGTAGCCCCTCCCCCGCCCCTGCGCACTATTGCACGCTGACGTGCGCTCCCATCCCGCCTAGTCTCGGCGGCATGGACCGCCACCAGCTCACCGCGAATTTCTACCTGGAAGAGTTCACGCGCTCGGAGATCGCCGCGCGCCTGGGCCGCCCCATCGTGGTGGAGCGGGACTCGGCCGAGTACGCCAACGTGCTGCGGCTCTGCACGCACGTGCTGCAGCCGCTGCGCGATGGGCTGGGGCCGGTGTTCGTCACCAGCGGGGTGCGGCCCTTGTGGCTGAACACGATGATCGGCGGGTCGCAGCAATCCCAGCACATCGACGGCCAGGCGGCGGACCTCGTCGTGTCCGGCTTCTCGCCCTACGAGGTGGTGGCCTGGCTGATTTCCTCCGGGCTGCCCTTCGACCAGGTCATCCACGAATTCGGGCAGTGGGTGCACGTCTCGATCAACCCGGTCGGTCGCCCGCCGCGCGGCATGGTGCTCACCGCGTGGAAGCGCCCCGACGGCGCCGGCGCCCTGGCCACCGCCTACGCCACGGGCCTGCACCGCATGGCCGAGCTGGAGGCCGCCGCATGAACCCCATCGCGGACGTGATCACCGGCGCCATCGCGCCGGTGGCCGGACTGATCGACAAGCTGCACACCTCCGACGCCGAGCGCCTGGAGGCCCAGCGCGCGTTGTTCGTTGCCGAGGCGGAGCTGACCGGCAAGGTGCTGGACTACGAGGCCCGGCTGATGGAGGCGCAGGCGTCCATCGTCAAGGCCGAGGCCGCCGCCGATTCCTGGCTGACCCGGAGCTGGCGCCCCATCGTCATGATGGTGTTCCTGGGCATGGTCGTGAGCTGGTGGGTGGGCTACACGCCGGCCAAGGTCACCGAAACCCTGGTGCTGGAACTGTTCGGGCTCATCAAGCTAGGCCTGGGCGGCTACGTGATCGGCCGCAGCGCCGAGAAGATCGCGCCGGCCCTGGTGCAGATGGTCAAGGGGGCGAAGTGAAAATCCTGTTCGTGTGGATCATGTTGCTCCTGCCGGGGGCGGGCGACCCGGAACCGGCCCTCGATCACTGGCGCGCGTGGTGCGCCCGGCAGCACGCCGAGGCGAGCTTTGAGACCGTGCCCGGCGTGACGGTGCTCAACGGCATGCCCGTGCCCGACGTGACGGCCCGCCGCATCGCGCCCGCGCCGGCGGAGCCGGCGGGCCGCAAGGGGAGCGCGTGATCGACCTCCAGACCACCGCCGTCGTCGCGGCCCTGCTGGCGAGCTGGGGCGCCCTGGTCTTGTGGGCCGTCAAGTCCATGCTGGATCGCCAGGCGCGCCATATCGACTCGCGCTTTGACGAGATGGCCGTCGAGCGGCGCAAGGAGGAGGCCCGCGTCGGCCGCCTGGAGCGCGAGCTGCTGGAGCTGAAGGCGGAGCTGCCCCGCGACTACGTCCGCCGCGAGGACGCCATCCGCAACGAGACGGCGTTCCACGCCAAGCTGGACGCCATCTCCGCCAAGATCGACGCCTGGAGAGCGGAGCGCACGGCATGAGCGTGGACCTCGAGAAAGCGCGCCGCGAAGGCATGCGCTGGCTGCTGCTGGTGGCCCTCAACGCCGGGCGCCCCATCGGCGCCGGCGAGGCCACGCTCCTCTCCGCCATCCGCGGCGAGTACCCGGACGTCACGCACCTGGAGCTGCGGCGCGAGCTGGACTACCTGGCCGACCGCAAGTTGGTGGAGATCTCCGGCAAGGACACGCCCTCCTGGCACGCGGAGCTGAACCGCTACGGCGTGGACGTGGTGGAGTACACGCTGCCCTGCGAGCCCGGCATCGCCCGCCCGACCAAGTATTGGTAGCGCCGAGGGCTTGCCCGAAGCGCCAAGGAACCGCCGCCATGCCGCCCCGCCCCGCCGTCACGCAGCTCCCCGAGCAGGTCAAGGCGCAGCTGGATCACCGCCTGATCGCCGGCGGCTTCTCCGGCTACCGCCAGCTCGCCGAGTGGCTGGCCGAGCAGGGCTACTCGATCAGCAAGAGCGCGCTGCACGACTACGGCCAGCAGTTCGAGCGGCGCCTGGCCGCGCTCACGATGGCCACCCAGCAGGCCAAGGCCATCGCCGAGGCCGCCGGCGACGACGAGGGCGCGCTCAACGATGCGTTGATCCGGCTCATCCAGGAGAAGGCGTTCAGCGCCCTGGTGGAAATGGAGGAGTCCGGCGAGCTGGACCTGATCGACCTGGGGCACATGGCCGCCAAGCTGGGCGGCGCGGCCGTGCAGCAGAAGAAGTGGATGGACCAGGTGCGCTCGCGCGCTGAGAAGGCCGCGGGCGAGGCCGCGGCCATCGCCCGCAAGGGCGGCTTGAGCGACGCCGGCGCGGAGGAGATTCGGCGCAAGGTGCTGGGGGTCGCATCATGACCACTCCTCCCATCCTCCTACCCTACCAGCAAGCCTGGCTGGCCGACATCTCGCAGGTTAAGGTCTACGAGAAGTCGCGCCGCATCGGCATCTCGTGGGCCGAGGCGGGGGACGCCGCCCTGCACGCCGCCAAGACCAGCGGCTCGGACGTGTTCTACGTGGGCTACGACAAGGACATGGCGCGGCAGTTCATCGACGACGCGGCCTTCTGGGCCCGGCACTACCAGCTCGCGGCGGCGGCGCTGGAGGAGGCCGTCTTCCGCGACGGCGACGACGACGGCGCGCGCGACATCCAGACCTTCCGCATCCGCTTCGACTCCGGCCACGAGATCGTCGCCCTGTCCAGCGCCCCGCGCGGATTCCGCAGCAAGCAGGGCCGCGCCGTGCTCGACGAGGCGGCGTTCCACGGCGACCTGCCGGGCCTCCTCAAGTCCGCGATGGCCTTCCTCATGTGGGGCGGCTCGGTGCGCATCGTCAGCACGCACAACGGGGACGACAGCGCCTTCAACGAGCTGGTGCAGGACGTGCGCGCGGGCAAGAAGCCCTTCAGCCTGCACCGCACCACCTTCGACGAGGCCCTGGCCGAGGGCCTGTACGAGCGCATCTGCCTGCGCCTGGGCAAGGACTGGTCGCCCGCGGCCGAGGCCGAGTGGCGCCAGGCGATCCTGGAGCAGTACGGGGACGACGCGGACGAGGAGCTGCACTGCATCCCCAAGGCCGGCGGCGGCGCCTACCTGTCCCGCCAGCTCATCGAGGCCCGCATGGTGGCCGACTACCCGGTGCTGCGCCTGGCCTTCGGCGACGAGTTCACGCGCTGGCCGCAGCACCTGCGCGAGGCCGAGGTGCGGGACTGGTGCGAGCGCGAGCTGGCGCCCTTGCTGGAGCGGCTCGACCCCAAGCGCGCCCACAACTTCGGCGAGGACTTTGGCCGCTCGGTCGACCTGACGGTGATCGCCCCCGTCGAGGAGCGGCTCGACCTGACGCGCCACGTGCCCTTCCTGCTGGAGCTGCGCAACGTGCCCTTCGAGCAGCAGAAGCAGGTGCTGTTCTACCTCTGCGACCGCCTGCCGCGCTTCATGCACGGCGCAATGGACGCCCGCGGCAACGGCCAGTACCTGGCCGAGGTCGCCCAGCAGCGCTACGGCGAGAAGATCGAGCCGGTGATGCTCAGCGCCGAGTGGTACCGCGAGCAGATGCCCGCCTTCCGGGCGGCCTTCCAGGACGCGACCATCGTCCTGCCCAAGGACGCCGAGGTGCTGGACGACCTGCGCGCAATCCGCATGGAGAAGGGCATCGCCAAGGTGCCCGATAGCGCGCGCACGCGCGACGCCAAGGGCGGCCAGCGTCACGGGGACGCCGCCATCGCCCTGGCCCTGGGCCACTACGCCAGCCGCCAGGAGTCGATCTCCTACGAGTACCACCGCGTCACGCGCGACGCCGCGCCCGATGACGACCCTCCCGAGCGCCGGGTGCGCACGGGCAACGCCGGCTTCGGCCTCCAGCGGGGGGTGTGGTGATGGCTGGCTGCTACGACTGCGGGGTTGAGTACAGCTCCCCTGACTGGATTGAAGCCGTGGTGCCGGATGCCTACTGGCGCCTGATCTCGCCGACGGCGCCGGAGAACCCGGACGGCGGGCTGCTCTGCTTCCGGTGCATGCGCCTACGCTTTGAGGCGCTGGGCTTCGGCGTGGACAAACTTCCCGTGCCGTGTCGATTCTACGTTCCCGGAGGCGCCATGCTGAGCGCGCCGTATGCAGGGTTCGACGGCGATACCTGGTTGGATGCGGCCGAGCGGAAACGGTGGATGGCATTGGCGCAGCCGGAATGCCCGATCCCGGCCAATTTCAATAACCCATCGAGTTGGCGACGCAATGGCTGACTCCGTCCGCCTCTACGACCTCCAGCGGGGGGTGTGGTGATGGGGAACCATGACGCTGGCCGGAGCGCCGTGCGCACGGCCGAGGCTATCCTGCGGAGGCGCACAACCGAGACGGCCCTGGCCCTCCTGGACGAAGCGTGCGGTCCGCTGCGGGATCATTACAGCCCCGGCAGCGGCTGCGACGCGGAGTTCGACGACGAGTGCCTCCCGAACACTGCGTTCGGGAGGCTTCTCATTGAGGCATTCGCCCCTGGGGAGCGGTTCGAGTCGAAGCCTGGTGATAGAGAATGTGAATGCGAAGATCGGCACTACGAGCGGGTGATTGCGCCCTTCCGCGCACGCTACCACCTCTGGTGAGCTCCTGATGGCTGAATCCGTCCGCCTCTACGACGCCTACGACCGGCCGGTGAACCTGGCCGCGCTGCGCCGCGAGCACGCCGCGCCGCAGGTCGCCGGCGTGCGCACGGTGTGGCAGGACACGGTCGCCTCCGGCCTCACGCCCAAGCGCCTGGCCGCGCTGATCCGCCGCGCGGACGACGCCGACCAC